CAAGAACAGTTTGGTAAGGTTAGAGAATATGTTGAAAAGATTCCAAAGCTTACTTATGACGTAAATTATGAATGTGGTAAATGTAAAGAGAAAAATACCATAGTGTTGGAGGGCCTGCAAAGTTTTTTATAATTAGTCTATCTCATACGTCGTTGCATGCGTATTATAAAACAAATTTTGATTTAATGCAACACCATAAGTATTCACTTAGTGAGATAGACAATTTGATACCGTGGGAAAAAGAAGTATATGTTGGAATGTTAGTTGATTTAATTAAAGAAGAAGAACTAAAACAGAGACAAGGAAATGGCTAAACTAGACGACGTAATTCAGCAACTTAAAGAAAACAATGAGACAAATGTCGACATCAGTGCCGGCGTTGCCGGTCTTGAAAACATGTTTGGAGCTTATTTTGCCAGTGAAGCTAGAAAAAAACTAGAAGAAGGCAGAGAAAAAGGTTCTAATACAGCTGCGGCAGCACAAGCCAGAGGTGGTAAAAAATCTGGTGGCGGTGGTATTATGTCAGGCCTTGGTGGTTTCTTAGGTGGTAAAGGTCTAGGAGCAATACTCGGTGGAGCAGGAATTGGTATAGGAGCGGCAGGTGCAGGTGTTGGCGCTTTCTTTATGGGTCTTGCTGGAGCCGAGGCTATCATGCAAAAGTTTGGTGGTGGTGACAACCTTAAAAAATTATTGATTAACTTAGGTGAAGGCCTTGAAGGTCTTGGTGGTAATGGTCTGAAGGCCATTGGCGCGGTTCTAGCGACCGGTGCTATATTTGGAGCACTTGGTAAAGGATTTAGCGCTGGAGCAGGAATAGCTCTTATGGGAGCTGGAATAGCTGGTTTCTTTACGGCTTTAGCCGCATCTGATAAAGCTATGGAAATGATGGATAGTGGCGGTGGAAAGAATATATCTGCATTCTTAAAGAATTTTGGTGAGGCACTAGGTTCTCTTTCAAATGAAGGTTTGGTAAAGCTTGGTGGTCTTATGGCAGGTGGTGGAGCACTTGCAGCTTTATTTGGTGTAGGTAAGGCGGCAAAAGCGGCCGTTGGAATTACAGCTATTGGAGCTGGTATCGCTGGATTCTTTACAGCTTTAGGTGTAGGTGATAAGCTAACTCAATTACTAAACGTCGACGGTTCTGCTATTACGACCATGATGAAGAACGTAGCAGAAGCGCTTAATGCTTTTTCACCAGATAGTTTAAAAGCACTAGGCGCATTTATGGGAACTGGAGCAGCACTAGGATTATTCGGCGCGCCATTAGCTGGCATGGCTTCAATTGGTATGACCTTGATCGGCGCTGGTGTAGCTGGTTTCTTCGGAGCTTTGGCTGGAGTTGGCGATCTCTTCAATAAGATGGGAGTAACTGGAGGTGGCCTTAAAGACATTATGAAAAATATGGCAGAGGCTCTAGGTGAACTTGGAAAACTTGATTCAAATATTGGAGATAAAGTAAGTGCGCTGTCTGGTGTAGGACCTGCGATGTTAAAGTTTTTTGGAGCAGCTGGTCTAGGTGCTATAACTGATAGTGTAATGGAAGGTGCCACAAAAGTAATTAACTTTTTATTTGGCACTAACATGGAGGCCAACCAAGATAAGAGAAGAAAAGGTCAGATCGCAGCAATAGTAGATTCTTTAGCTCCACTAAAAGACTTAGACGTACAAATGATAAAGAGCTTAGACCTAATGGGAAATGCGCTCGTTAATTTTGGAAAGTCGTTTGAGTCATTACAAAATTTAAGAGTAACAAACTTCAAAAGAAGCATACAAAATATAGCGAGTAGTCTAGCATCAAGTTACGACTTACTTAATGTTATGGCAAATGGTGGTAAGGCTGGATCGGGCTATTTTGATGGTATGAAAGAAGTAGACTTTGGACCAAAAGGTTCAGGTGGTATCTTAAATCCAAATCTTAATATAGACAAGCTCGTAGAAACAATAGAAAAAGTTAACTTTGTACTTGGAAAGACTACCGTTAAACCAACCAGTGTTGAACCACCAGCTATAGATAGTGGATCTAGATCCGCTGGCAGAGGAACTGGTGGAAATGTAAATGTTAGCACTGGAGGAAATGTCGACGCTTCTGATCGTAGTGTAAAGGTTGGAGGTACTACACTAATGAATAAGGGCCCCGGTGTAGACACCGCAGACCCTTATCTTGCAGCTGCAGGTATAATGTAATTAGTCTTCTTTTGCTAATTTTGCAAAGTAAGACATAGTATCCTGAGCTTCATCGTCCATTTCAGCGGCAGATACCGGTTCAATGGCTGGAACAGGTTCATTGATCTGAATCTCTTCCTTAACGGTGTAAGCACCAGCTGTAGCTTCTTCACCAAGAACTCTCATCAACTTAGTTTTAAGTTCATCATACGTCTTATAGTTCTTTGGATTAGTAAACTCTGTTAAGTCATGCATACCTTCGTATACAGTCTTCAACTGATCTTCATTTCCATCTAAGAGCTGTACAGGACTAGTAAACTCAGACTTGTCGTAGTTTCTATAACCTTCAACATTTCTAATCTTAAGTTTAAAGTCTGCACCTTCCCACATATCAAATGGATCGATTGGCTTTTCATCTGCAAACGCCGGATTCATAAGATCATAAATCTTATCAAAGATCTTCTTGCCAAACTTATATAGGAACACCTTACCTTCGTTATGAGGAGCTGAAGGATCGTTTGCTACATAGATGTTTGTAACATAATGAAGTCTACGTTTTTGAGCCCGGGCTTTTTCTTTATCTGATTCGATACCAGAATTCCAAAGCTTAGAGTTAAGTTCTCCTACTGGATCATTTTGACCAATAGAAGTTAGAGAGTTTTCAATATACCACATACCGGTTGGACCTTTAAATCCATGGTCCCAATATCTAACAAATGGAATCTCTCCGTCTTTCCCAGGCAAGAATCTGATAACAGCATAGCCATTACCCGCCTTGTCAACGGTAGGTTTCCAAATCCTATCATCTGCATAGGACTTAGTTTCTCCACCATTTGCGGATTCTGCTGCCTGAATAATTTTATTGATGTTTGCGCCACGATTGCGCTTTAGAGTTTCGAACGACATAGTATTGTCTCCTTATTTACTGAAGTATTAACTGAAATATTACGCTGTATATTAATGTAACCCTGCCAACATCATAGCGATACAAAGTTACCTATATTATATATAAGCATCTACTCAAATAACGATGAGTCGATTGAATTTTTTTTCGGTAAGAAATTCAATTCCATCGCTTCTGCCTCTAACTTATCTTTTATTACAGGCGATATAAACTTCTTAATGTCTTCTATTTCGATTTCGTTCTTTTGACATACATCGAGAATAGCATCCATGTAAGGTATATGTTTATCACTCACTGTAGCTTCGATAAGTTTAGTGAATTTTGACTTAGTCAAAAACTGGTCTTCTAATTTGTTACTCATTTATCAAGTACTCTTAACAATAATGTTTCCTCGTTGAGTCTACCATTAGGAGTGTTGACCTTTACCGAAAGGTTTGATAACTCTTTTTGTATTTGATTAGGAGTCTTATCGAGAATCAATGGCAACATATCCATTGGCTTTCTTAACCTAACCTTAATACTTTGTTCTTTATCGAAGTACTTTATAGTTGAACCTGATATTTCAAATCCACTTGGATTATCGGTATAGAACATACTGAGTTCTCTATGTTTGGCATTGAAGGTATATAACCTAGTCTTACCAACAATTTGAACTGGATTGATAGACACGACTTTAAAGTCATTATCTTCTCTTTTAAATTTAACTTTAGCGACTTGTTTATCGGCAGACTTAGGTCTTTTAACCTTTATAGTTCTACTTGCTTTAGTCGCTGCTTTGATGCTATCGAGATCTGATAACATATCATTACACGCTTTAATACGGCGGTTGAGTTCTGATCTCTTCAAGTGAGAATACCCTTCAACTGCTTGGTCACATCTTTTATGGTAGGCATCTTCATAATCTAGTAACCAGCCCTCAACCACCCCACGAACTGGCAGTGTAGCGGAGCCTGCCAAGCCATGGAACTTGAACCTATCATATAGATTGATAGTAGATTCTTTTCCGTCGATCCAATCGTCTTCGAGTTCGAGTAGATCTTGCATAATTGTATTACTAATCTTTTTCTGCAATCTTTGAGCAGGAGATAGTGTAATGACATTAGCACTATCTTTCTTGGCCTTTTGCTTTTCAGCGTAGAGCACCTTACCAGATTCGATAATATCTGTCATACGCTTTTGTAAAGCTTCTTGCCAATAAGGTAACTTATCGTCTTGAAGATTGCTATTGATAAAGAAAGCAGTAGCTGCTGAATAGTAACTTGGTAAGAGCTTATATTCAGGATTTGACAAGATGTATCTTGCCTCTTGCTTACTGAAATTATTTTTGACATATGTCTTTACTTGTTCAATAGCATCTTTACGAGATACTTCGTTTTGAAAGTAATATTGTACACTTTCTAAACCTTTCTCGATTGGAGCAGCATTCGCACCACTACGAACTTTTGCTCTTGCTATTTTCTTTTTTGATTTTCTACCTTTTAGTGCTGTGAGTCCCATTATCTTTCTCCCCTTCTATAACTTCCAACTGCGCCTTTAACCATTGCTGGATATTTACCTAAGTAAGTACCAGCTTCCAAATCACCTATAGTCACAAGATGCTTGTGCATATGTTCTATATTATCATAATTAGCTAGTATGTACTTAGCTAACTCATCGAACTCTTGATCCGATATAAGTGGATCACCTTGCTCATAATAAGCATAGGAACACATTAAATATTTTGCTATAGGATTTTTCATACCACCTGCCTCGCAGCCTGTACTTTCTTTTCGTTTTCCAAAAAGACTTTATCCATCATAGTAACCTCAATTGAGTTACTGATTTCAAAAGCTAAGTTAGGATGTGTAT